GTGTACTGAAAAATACCAGTAAGCACCCCAACTTGCAACTAGAACAATTATTAGTACAAGTTGTATTTCTTCTAGATCATTTTGCCAGGCCAACTCTTCAGGGGTTAACTGGCTGCGAGTCTGTTGCTGTCTTTGTTCCAGTTCTTCTTGTTCGCTTAACGCCTGTTGAGTTTTTTGCTCAAACTGCTCTTGCTTCATACCTGGATGTCTTCCATGCCAGCAGTTCTAAGGCGCACAATGTGACCCATTTGCCACTGCTTGGTATCCAAGCCCTTCATGATTCCCAACCAACGATTGCGCAGATATGCTACTTCGTTGATTATGGTTTCGTAATCAATTACTTCATCTTCGCCATCCACATACTTTTCAGCGTCTCGACTTGTAAGCGCACGGGCATATCCTTCCAGGTACTTTTGAAAGTGCTTTCTACGTATCTTGCGCAGTTGAATATTAAGATAGTTTAGCACAGCTTCAATCTCTTGCAGCTGGTTATATCTAAACTCAGTCAGGCCTGGAAGTGTTGTGATATTTTTTTCCACAAGACCCCCAATCCGACAATCTTTTTTGGCATCATCAAGCTCACGCTCGTAGTGAGCAATGAAGTCCGGAATAGCATCAAGACTGGCAACAACACGGCTATACCACATTTTCTAATTCCTTTGTTAACCAAGGAAAAGTTTTCTTCCAGTTGGTATTTCTTCTACGATCTTTTTCATCCAAGAACGTTTTTAATTTTAACATTTCTGTCGGATTCCGTTGACTATTTTGAAAACTTTGAAAAATTCCAGCCATGTAGTCTTGATTTATTCCCGAGGGCATTAACTGTAGTATTTTTTCAAAATCGTTGTCAAACACACCTGGACCTAATATTCCTGGATTCATGTAAGTGGGTTGCGGACTAACCACCGAGAAAAAATGTCCAATGTCTCTTTGTGTTCTCCACTCTGCCAGCCAAGACAATAGTTCAGGCATGGTTTTTATTGTTAACACACTGATAGTTTGGTTGATATTTACTGTTAACCATCGTTGGTCAATAATGACTGAAAAGTTTTTCAGCCACTGGCCAAGATCCAATCCCCATCTAACAAATTCTTGTTCAGGTCCAGCACAATCAATGCTACATGTTATATCAATTCTTTTTAGATGTCTAGTAGACAATAGTTTTTTAAATTGTTGTATGTATTCAATCAGCCAATTAGAATCAACCATGAGGTTGGTCACAATGTTTAATTCTAAATTTGGATGTGGATGGTTTTTAAAATAGTCTAAACATCGATCAAACTCTGATTGATAAAACGGTTCTCCCCCTAACACATGAAGCCTGCGCAGTTTTAAACTGTTGTTAAACATCCATTGCCAAAATTTGTCTACAATAGTTGAATGTTCAGGATTGATTTTTATGTTTGTTAATTCTAATCCATTCTGATAAAAATTGCCAAACTTATAATTTTCTTGATTGATCTTGCTACTAAGAGAAGGTATGCAATACAAACACCCAAGATTGCAAGTGTTGTTGAAATAGACTTCTAGTATGGTAGGGGTAACTTCAATAGCTTGATTATCTACTACTAACTCACCTGGAGACAGATCTGGAATACCTAAATGCAGATGTCTATCACTAACGCCACCTGATTCTTCTATGTTACGACAATATCCACAACTGTTAAGTGGCCACTCACCACTTAACATGGCCTTTCGATCAGCTAATTTAATTGGTGTATTATGAAAATTATCAAACGTTGCTGAAGAAAAATCACTCCAGGCAGTTCTATGACAACTAGCTGTACGTGCCTGGTGTAGATATATTGTGCTCCAATTCCATTTAAGCTGACAAGCTGTGGCTGTTCTAATTGGAAACACCCGTGATATCATTAATTTTCCCAGTCGTCTTCGTTGTAGTCCTCTTCTTCAGGATCTTCTTCGTCTTCTGAGTAATCTTTGTCGTTGTCAAGATATGCAGTAAGTGCTCGTTTGATATCACTATCGCCTTTAAACGCATCACGAATATCTTCCACATCACTGTCATTGTCCATCAAAATTTGAACCACAGTTTCGGCAGCCTCTTGGCGATCAACTGTGTTAACAAATCGCTTGAGTTCTCCCCAAATTTCTGCTGCTATTGCTTCACTCATTCTGCATCCTCCTCGACGGTACTTACCTCTTCCTTAATATTTGCAAAGTCTTTCATCACAGTATCAAGACAGTTGTCGTCGTTGCGTTCCCAACCTTTGCGGAACTTCTTGATGATTTCGCCGTCGCTCGTGGTGAACACTAAACTGTTGCCTTCTTTCTTGAGCATGCCTTTTTTCTCAATCAAGTCAGTGAGACCTGAGTATGGACTCATACCTGTTGTGTAAGGAATCTTAACTTGCACACCTTCAAAGGGTTTGGCGTAACGTGTTTTCATAACTTTGCACCCGGCACGAATACCGTTTACTTCAGAAACTTTGTTGCCGTCTTCGTCCTCTTTCAGCTTCATCTTCTTCATGGCCACAACAATTGATGAGGCGTAAATGAAACCTTGACCGCCTGAGATCTTATCATCTGGGTCAAACATATCCTGGCTTGCGTATGTGTGATTGGTACAAACCAAACCCACATTGTATGAACCAAACATGTTCACACAATTACGCACCAAGGCGGTGAGAGCTTTGGGCTTACGGCCTAGATCACCCTTCATTTCGCCTGCATCAAACTGGTTCACATCAGTGGGCGTTAACAACATACCCAATGAGTCAATCACAAACATGACCTTGGGCCGCTCGCCATCTGGCAAGGCCTTGTAGTCACTCATGAATGTAGAGATGGTCTTGGCCACATCATCAATCATGGCCATGCTCAGTTTGAGCAATTTGCTGTCACTTGTGTCAACACCAAGTGCTTTGAGCCAGTCTTCGTCAAGAGCATTTTCTGAGTCAATCAGCACCACAAAGATGCCTTGCTGTTGTGCGTTCTTGATAATGTTGCCTGAGCAGATATAACTTTTACCTGCACCAGAGTCGCCAGCAAACACAGTGACTTTGCCTAGTGGAATGCCACGGTTAAAGTCTCCGCTAATCAAATAATTTAAGGCATAATTGCCTGTTGAAATCCAGTCTGTTGGATCATTAAAACCAATCGATAGGCCATCGATTGATTTGGTAATTTCCTTGCGGAATTTACTTACATCAAATGGTTTTCCCATGTATCACCTGTTATAAAAATAGAGAACACAAGGAGTTGCCTCCTTGTGTTAATGCAGAGATTACTGCTTGGTTTGACGTGCGCGGATCATGGCCAAGATGTCTTGGGCATTACCACTTGGTTTGGCTGCTGACACAGGTGCGGCTGCTGGTGCTGGCTCTTCATCAAAAGAATCTTCGGCAGCGGGTGCAGTCGGAGCAGCAACTTTAAGTGCTGGCTTGGCAGCAGGTGCTGGTGTGTCATCTGCATCACCCGCTGCGGCACCACCAGGTGCGGCTACGCCAGCAGGGCGGAAGTATTGACCCCAACGCTCAGTGTCGTATGGTTGTCCATCTACTGATGCTTCAAACATCTCTTTGATCACCTTCAGTTCAACATCGCCGGGACGCTTGGGCAGGAATGTGCTCAAGTCATACAAGCCGTGAGTTTCAATTGCAGCCTGTTCAGCTTCTGTGAGTGCTGATTCTTTTCTAGCCCACTTGGAACTGTTGTAGTCAGCAAAACCACCCTTTTGAGTCTTGGTGATACGGAAGTCCAAGCCACGCATCAAGTCAGTTGGCAATTCTTCCAGTTCAGGATCCATCAACGCACCCTTGATCAGAGTAAACAACTGAGGTCCAATAATGAACTTGCGGATGGGATTGTCCGGAGTTTTGTCTTCGGAGATGGGATTCTCACGCACAAAACCTTGGAACAGGTATGAACGCTTTTTCCAGTACTTACGACCCATGTCTTCAAGGCTCTTGTCCTTGAACCAAGTACGAACTTCTGCCAGTACTGGGCAGGCGTCTCCCCACATTTCCACGCAGGGCACTTGTACAAATACTTGTTTTGATTCCATCTCTCCTTTGACGCCATTGAATGGCAGTCGGATCATTGCACGTTCGACCCAGAAAAATGTGTTTTTTGTGTTACCGTCAGGTAGGAAGCGTAGTGTGGCCGATTGACCTTCTTCCATGTTCCAGTGTGGATAAATTGCTC